CTGTGTAATCTTTTTTCAAAGGTTCATACTGTTCTGTGACAGATACTGTTACAAAGTTATTATCTTTGTCTACACCCTGCAGTGTAAAGGCAGGGAACTTCTCTCCAACGCCTATCATGATACGTCAAACTCGCTTGATACATCCTCAGGAGCTTCACTACCTTGGTCGTTCACTCTTCTAAGTAACTCTAACTGTGCATCTGCAGTTGGTCTGGTAAGAACGTCGTCCATTGACTTAAGATTAGCCACTAAATCCTTCTCCCAATCCTCTAGTTCTCTAGCTTTACACTTTAGAACTGCTAATTGATATTCTACATTAAATACTTGTGGGCCAGTCTTCTTTCTTTTGAAATGAATGTCATAGCCTGTAACTGGATCAGTTGGGTCTCCCAACTCTTCCATAGCTACTAGTACTTGGTCGAATAGTTTTCTTTTTAAATTTAAAACTTTAACACTTTTATCAGCGTAGTCAATGCATTGAATGGCATAAGACCATCCACATTTTAAGTCTGGGTAAAAGTCGCGAACATGGTCATGTTCTTTGTTGTTAAAGGTTTCTGAATCTCTATCAAAAGATAGACACTCCATAGGAATATTTTTTCCGTTTTCTCCTTTAATCCAGTAGACGTACCTAGGTAGTAAGTCACCAATCAGTCTTACGTGATGGTCTTCTTTACCTGCGTAGTTGTAAGTTTCAATTTTATCTTTTTGGGCTGAGCCCTTTGTTGTATTAAAGCCAATAGCCATAATTTATCTCCATGTCTCCTCAAATAAAAAGTGTACCCTTCCATCTTTTAACTCAAGCAGTCTGTTTTTAGTTATAATTTCTTCTGATATCGGTGACATCAGAAAATCTAGTGTGGTGTCTTTGGTTTTCAGATATTCATGATAATTACGAAATGATGCTACACCTGCATATTCCGCAACTTCTCTATCACTCAATCCGCGTCCGTGTTCTAGCAAATCCTTTGGGTTTAGAATAAAACTAGTACCACCGAACTTATACTTGTAAAACTTAAAAGTTTTATCGTAGTAATTTTTAGGTTTGATTTTGTAAGTAATTATACGAAGGATTTGGATTATTTCACCAATGTCTCCTTTGCTTACTTTCATTATCTCATTCCAATTAAATAGTAACATATTATACCAACTTTTTAAACTCGTGTCAAGAACTATTTTTCTCAGGTTCATTAGAACTCATTGTTCCTGGCTTAGGGCCATTGGTTAATTGGCCATCTCTTTCTTGTGCCCTTCTTAATACCTCTGCCTGAGTAGGATCTAAAGTAGCGTGTACTCCAGCCTGTGCCATCTTAATTAAACTGCCTTGGAATATATAACTACCACAATGCATTAATTCTACCATAGGCAGTGCCCATATATCTATTCCGAAATCTCTTATAATTTCTGAGAACATATAGTCTTCGCTTAGATATCTATTCTGGTTATTAATGATACAATCAAAGTATGCCATAATTTGTTCTCCTGGTTGAAACTCTCCTTCTCTCAAATGGTCTGGAGTGTATAGTCTTTCAGGGTGGTGTTTATCATACTCTTCAAATACAGATCTATGTATAAACATAAATCCTGTAGCACCTTCTTTGATTTTTATAGGTTCATAGATAGGAGCTTGTCCGTCTGGGTATTGGTTTTCTAAAGGGTTGAATACCATATCTCCTCCTACTTTTTCCAATGCTCTAGGATTGTCATCATATGCACCGCTTTTTGCTGCATGTAATATTTTTTCCCACGCAATAGTTTTTTTCGGATATAAAGCACAAAGAACTTTCATCTCAGGTTTTTCAGTTAATAAATGCCACATATACATTAAGTCCATAGCACCCCAAGCAATATCACTATCTACAAATAGTAAGTAGTCACAATCACTTTTCAAAAAGTTAGCAACACAATAGTTTCTTGCTCTTGTAATAAGGGATTCATTGAACATATAATATATTTGTAAGTATAGTCCGTGCTGCATACATACACTAGTTGTATCCATTAAAGATTTAGTATACATGCCATGGCACATTCCACCATACATTGGAGTTGCTAAAAATACTTTGTTTTTTCGCATACCCTCTATATCTAATTTTATTTCTTGTTTTTGTTCTGTCATAAGATATTAACCTCGTAATCTTGTTTTATATAGTAGCCCAGTCTTGCATTTGCTTGACGAGCTGCTGTTTTTCCTTTGAGATGAATGTCTACGATAACAGGTTGTCGCTTTCCTTCTTTCTCTCTTATTACTCTTCCAATAAGCTGTGTTAGTAAAGGCTCATTATTTATAGGTGTGCCCAACACTAAACAACTTAAATCATTTAATGATATACCTTCAGAAAAGATTGACTGCGTACCAAAGAGTATGTTTTTATTCTCTTTAATCTCAGCCATTACTTCTTCTCTTTCAGTAAGTTCCATATCTCCTGTTATGGAAACTGCTTTATCGCCACATAGATTAGCACAAGCTTTTAGAAAAGCTACTCTATCAGACACTACTAATACTTTGTGTCCTTCTGCGGCATATTTTGCAGCAATCATACTTACACTATGAACGTATTCTTCGTTATATGCAAGATGATTTATTCGTTCTGCCCAAGGTGTATACGCTCCATCTAAAAAACGTATATCGGACTTAATTATATGAATCTGAGGAGTCATATAATTTTCTTTTGGTGGTATATGTACATCATTACCGAAGTAATCTCTGAATACCACATGTCTTCCATCTTTTCTTTCTAGTGTTCCTGATAAACCTATCTTATTCAAAGCAGGCATTTCATCTACTATTCTAGTAAAAGTTGGACTACTGACGTGATGCATTTCATCTAAAATCACAGTTCCGAATACTTGTTTGATGTCGTCCATCTTGCGGTATAAACTCTGAATGTTTCCAATAACTATTGGAGACTTAGTGTCAAAGCTACCTGACCCGATTCTGCCTGCCTTGATTCCAAAGCATTTCTCTACGTCCTTTTCCCACTGATTTCGTAGGGTGGTTGTGTGAGTAACAACCAATGTTTTCTGACCTAACTTCTTAGCTATCGCTAAACCTGTTATAGTCTTTCCCCAACTTACCCAAGCGTTAACTATAGCGTTGCCTTGGATTTCGTCATGTACTTTCTGCTGGCTTGGTCGTAAAGTAAACTTAAAGTCAGGAAGTTCCACTGGCGAGGTTACGCGCTTGTCGATTATTTCATACCCATCGGGAATCAAATCATCTCTTCCCACAGGTATAGAAATCAACTTATCGTTTATCCATCGAACTGTTTTAAATACTATAGGTGGATCTTGTGGCATCCTCGGGGCAATTGTATATGTTAGTTCCTTTTCGATCTTTGAACGTGTTTCTACATCTACTGAAAGGTATATTCTGTTTGAAAATACAGCCTTCATAGATTTGAGATATATTCCAAATCTTGTAGCTTCCACAATCTAGTCAGCTCTTTATGATTATTGTCCCAAGGGGACGACCACCCTACTTTCTTTTTTCTTTCACGAACATGTTTTGGAAGATAGTCTTTCATAACTTCTCTTAATAAATATTTGTATGTGCCTAGCTGATAGTCGGGATGTTTCTTAAATTTTACTCCACTTTCTATACTTAGCATGTATCGTACAAAACTTTGTGATAGAAACACTGGCCTACTCTCCATACCCCACATTCCACAAGTTTGGTCAGTAGCTAGAAGATTTTGTTCAGATGTGCAGACTAAATCATACCAAAGAGCATTGTTTTTATAGTCTGTTTTACTAAATATCTGATCTGGAACCCACCTCTCCCTTTTAGCATATTTATCTATAGTTTCTTTATTGTACTTATCATCATAATATCTATCATGATGCATATATCCTGTAAATAACTCATCAGCACTATCTCCTGTAAAAATTATTTTACACCCGTCTTGACTTGCAGCTTTACATAAAGCAAATCTAGGTGCACGTCTATTCATATCTACCCATGGAAAATGAGTTCCATTTAACCACATTCTATCATAATGTGTTACAGAAGAAACAAATAGTTTTACAACTTTATAGGGAACTCCCCACTCTTCGCAAGTCTTTACTGCCATCTTAGATTCCTTTCTGAAAGCATCATGGTCGTGATGCCTGCTTCCACCTTCTTGGTAATCACAAATGTAAGCAGTTAAATCTAAATCTGCGTCTTTTAATATACCTAAAGCACAAGTACTATCTAGTCCTCCGCTTAGAAAGATACCACATTTTTGTTTATTTTTACCTATTTTATTTATGCTTTTTATTAAATTATCTTTAAATTGTTTTTCTTTTATTTCGTTACTTGTTATAGAGAAATTTCTCCATAAATTATTTTGTGTTATTATATTTTTATTTAAATCAATAGTAAATATTGCACCAGGTGCCATTTTTATTGTATCTTTATAGGGGGAGCGTTGACCAACCCATATAGGATTATTTACAAACTTTTTAAATTCATTTTTATTAGGTTTCTTAAATGTAAGACTTCTTAAACTTGTAGTCACTGTAAACTCTTTGCCTTTCTTATGAATCCATAAAGGTTTTGAACCAAAATGATCTCTTGCAATGATTAACTTATTTTCTTTTACTTTATAATATGCAAAAGACCCATGCCAATCTGTATTTTGAATAAATTGAAATCCAAACATATCCAAACCATTGCCTAAAAATGCTGTATCATTAGGAATATTAGAGTCATACATCTCGCCATTAAAAACTAAAATGTTTCCTTTTTTAGTTTTGAATGGTTGTACTTGATGCTCTCCATTTATATCTAGTAAAACATGACCAAAAGATAAATTACCTATAGTAGCATACCCAGTATCATCAGGTCCTCTAAACTTTTGCTTTTCAGTTAATTCAACTATATCATTTCTTGTTGTTACTACAAATCCACACATTATTTATTTTGTTCCTTATTTTGAAGCCACATGACTATACTTTTCTTTTGACCACTATCTAAATTTGTTACCCTATGCAATTCATACCCATCATACATAACTAAAGCTTTATAAGGTACAGACAATTTAGAGTTTCTAAACTCTAAGTTTGCACCTTTATATTCTGTAGAAGGACTAATATTTATACCGCAAGAAACTGTAGAAATATGAGGTTCGTGGTGCCATTGTAATCCTTGTCCTTTATCTTTATAATGCATTATATGTCCATAAGCTCCTCGTTGATAATATAAATTTTGTTTCCAATTTTTACATGCTAACTGTTTTACTTTATCCATGAATTTATATTGGCTTTTAAGAGTATAATAGTTTCTATTTACTTTATCAGATCTTTTGCCTGTAGTTAAATTTACTTCTAAACTGTCATTATTAATTGCATAGTTACAGTAAGTACTCCAAAAATTACATTCGGTTTCTGTGAAAAAATTATTAATAACCATTATCATTTCATTTCTCTACTTGCTTGTCCATGGATTACAATAGGGTCTAAGTCAAACTTAGAGTGATAATCTTTTATGTAGTTCCATTCAGCAGAAAAAGTGACAAATTTATAATCTGGCATTTTATTTAGTACTTCGCCAAGTATCTTTTGATCCCATATCATTGGATTGTTTTGTTGGTGTGTTACCCAATTTTTAACTATGTCTAATGTTACTTCATTGTAAGGCAAAAATACTGTGCCTGATAGTAATTCGTAAATCTTTTTTCCTGTTTCGGGCGGTGTCCATTCCATAATATAAAATTTCATAACATCACCACTAAGTTCTTCTAGAGGTAGTTCTCTCGCAATTATTGCATCTGCATCAATATATAATAAATCTTCTTTGTATTTTTGCATACATCTGTATATTACTTCAGGCTTTTGTCCACAGTTTTCTTCCCATGTTCCTCTATCTTCAACTTCTTCAACATGAATATCATATCCAAACTTTTCAACTGAATCTAACAGACCTTGAACAATGGGTTTATAGTTTGGTGTATAAAAAGCTACTATCCTCATTGTACTACTTTCCACTCGTTTATTGTATCTATCTCTATATCTTCCCACTTACCAAATTCTACATCATAACAAATTAACTTATCGCCATTCTGAGACCTAATATGGTTAGGTATAGGCATATACTCTTCGCAAAGAGTGTATTCTCTAAAGTATGTTCTTTGAGATTTTAAACTATCGAATTTAATTAATATTATATTCGTCTCTAGTTTTCTTTTAAGTTTATCTATATCCATTAAATTTTTCTCCATGTATCTTTTTTCTTTTCTTCACAGTATTCCCATATTTTCCATGGTATTCCTGACTTATACAAAAGACCTGCCCAAGAGTTTCCATCTTGAGGAGGTCTTGCTTCTACAAAAGGAAAAGGTACATTCTTTAGCCAAACAACTGCGGCTATATCTTTCTTTTCAACTTTTCTTATTTTGTGGTATTTAAGAGCTGCTGTTTTCTTTTTCTCGTTATACCAATACACTCCATTAGTATCAATGAAGTGTTTGCCTCTATGTTTCATCATTCCAATTTCATCATCTACCATGTAGCGAAGTGGATAGATACTTTTCATAGGGCTTTGTAATCTTCTTATGCCTAGAGTTTCTCCAGACATATTTCTGTCGTCAACGACTTGGTCTGCTATAATTAACAGTCCATCTATTTCTTCAGGTTCTTCTGAAAGCACGTATGCTGGGAACTTAATCATGTTATTCTGTTTTTAAGTCCTTTTCCCATTTTACTCCACTGTAATACAACCCAATTAAAATCTTTATTCAGTATAGATATTTTAAATATTAATTTATCTCTTTTTAATACTACTTTATGTTCTAGTGATGTGTCTAAAATGTAATCTTCATATACGAATTTTTGCACTTTATCATCACGACCACCTCCTGTAACTCCAAAAGGTCGAACATAAGTGCAAGAATCAGGGTACCCTTTCAATGTCCATATTATTGCACATTGTGTTTCTTTATCTGTATGCCATTCTAAATCATTACCTGTAATAGAAACAAAACTAGTTGACCACTTGCAGTCTGATAGAAAAGGCAGCAAGTTTAAAAAATATTGTATCTGCTCATCATGATACTTAGCATACTTATAATTATCAATAGTTTTTTTATTTTTATGAATATAAGTATTCCATTTTAAATACTTAACTTTATCTAGTAAGTACTCTTTATCTATTTCCATATGAATTGGTTGGTAATTTTCAAACCTATCTTTTACTACTTCCATGACGTTCCCTCTTCAATAGACCCCTGACAGCCTTGTATGAAGTCTCTATCTTCTTCGGAAAGAACTGTCCAAAACTTACTAATACTACAACTATAATCCATGCATCCGTTAGGGTCTGCTATATGAACATCGTTCTTCATCATAAACTCTAGTACATCTAGTTTCTTTTGTATTTTTTCTTTAAGCTTCATATATAAACACCCAATTTTTCCTACCCGCGGGGTCTACATTAGTCCCGATTTCTTTCATTCCAAAGTCTAAAAAGACTTGTCTACCTTTTTCATAAGTTATTTCACACATCATGTTAGGACTGCCAAACTGTTTCTGACAGAACTCTTTTCCGATGTTAAGGTCATAAGTTGATGCACCACCTTTGTATGCATCAACCCATGCTTGTCTACGAAATGCAGGATAACGATACTCTGTACCATCATCTCCTGTGAAT